TATTAACACTATTGTTTATAAGTGTAACAAATTGTTTATCGGCAAAAGTTATATATCTATTCACTATATAAGGTGAATATAATTGAGTAGAGGTTATATCTATATCAATTTTATTTTTTTCAAACAAAATATTAGTTACAAAATCAAAAAAGCTATTTGCTTGCTTCATATGCTTCATAATAAAGACAGTTTAAGTTCCTAAATCAAATTTCACAACAGTTTTGCGAAAAAATTTAGACATGAGTTACGAACTAATAGCCCCGAGTTCCCAATTTTCCAAATAGGGGAATCTCCCGAGGTTTGCGAAAAAAATTTAGATATACAACTGGGGCTCACAAGGTTAATTTCGTAGTCGCAATAAACGCGTCATCCGCCATGGAATAGTAGGTATCTATGACGATTTTCATGAATTCTTCCGCCTGATTATCGGTTAAATTGGTAGAATATGCAAAAGCTGGTGCTTTATTCCCTGCAACTACATTAATTGCGGTGTGCCCAATGGCAACATTGTCTTTTGAATAGGTTATACTCACACTACACTTACCTTTTGGTTGAATAATTCCGTGCTGCTCAAATTCCTTGTGTACAATTAGGTCATCACCGTCAACTTCAATCGGAGCCTTCAAATATTTCGTCGACAACAGGTTCGCAATTTGTGTGTTAAGTAATCTTTGAAAGAAAACAGCACCAAGAGGACATAAATTAGGAAGCTCCCAACAAAAATTAATAGCATCGTCGGAATAAATGAAATCATTGTTAAGAAGGTCTTCATTGTCAATCATGCCCTCCGTTTCGACCTTCATCGGTGCGCGAAACGCGACAATATTTCCAATCGGGAGAGTTTTTTTACGAAAATATTTATAAGCGAAGCGGTTGTGGATTAACTTTCCATCATACAGATCAACGTCTTTTAAAATCATACTAACATTATAGTGTATAATATAAAAAAATCAATCATCAAACTTATATCCAAAATATTCTAAATCATCCTTGCATAATTCAGTAACAATATCTATCATTTTAGAATTAGTATAATATTTTCTGTAATCTCTATCTCTCTCGCTACGCCTCGCTTTATGTAGGGTTCGTAAATACGGAATTGTATTTTCTAATTGTTCATACCTAATAATATTGTCTTCCGGGAGGATTACTTCATGATTAAATTCAAGCCAATTTAATTGCCGCCAAATAGCTTCTGGTCTATCGTCGATATTAAATACAAAATGATCTACCTTTTCCCAATATTGATCTTTAGGATGCCAATGCCCCTCGCAGCCATTTAATACCCATTGTTCAAATGTTGTATTTTGATATAGTGATTTAAGCCAATAAAAATTTTTATGATAAAAAAACCATGACACAACTCGATCATATGGATTACGAACGATAGTAAATGGATTATAGCTTAAGAATTCTTGAACTGAATCAGGAGATATGTCACCTAATATCAAAGGTTTAAACTGTTTAATATATTGTGTCGCCGTAGTATGATAACCATCGCCCCTTACTAAATTAAAATGGTTTTTTATGGATGTACCAGCACACTTAGGTATATGTATAAATACACTTTCTGGAAATTGACTCTTATCGATATAACTTTTTAGAAAATCTAAATACATAATTAAAATAATGTTCGCCATGTTCGAACACCAGTACATTTATGATCACAAAGTTCATATTGTTCTTGATCATCGATCAAATTATATTTTTCTTCTGTTGTATTGACGACAGTTGAAATTGTATCTGGTCCTGCTAGCCATATAATATCATAATCTTCTTCGGGAACAATTCCCATATTAAGTCGTTCAGCAATTAAATCAATTGTTGATTTTATAATTGGATGCCCTGGTGGTGAATATATCATATAAGAAGCTATTCTAGTTTTATGCTCTTTAACTCCATTTCTATTTTTAAAATTACCAGACATTTCATACATTTGATCCGGTAATATAGTTTCAACAATAAAGAGAGGTGTCTTAGGATCTTCTTTTATCTTTTGTAAATAGCTATCAGAAAATAATTCTACATCATAATCAGTATATATTCCTCCATATCTATATAATACACAATACCGGATGACATCAGATAGTAATGAAACATGATCGGAATACTTATCAAAACATACTGACACTCTCGGATCAATATCCTTTAATAATTTATGTGTTGATTCAAGATGAAAATCGCCCCACTCCATTTCATTCCACCCGGGCAAAAACTTATCAAAACTATCAAAATGATAATCATAAGATATATTTTTATCTCCAAACCAAACTCGATGAATGTTTTTATACATCAGTTAATTCCTTTAACAATTTTTTCGAATTTTTTTTATTTAAGTCTTTGAAGAATGCTCTCACTTTATCAGGATTATGAGTCTCTAGATATTTTTCATGCGCTGTAATATTTTCATCAAAACTCTCCCGAAGAGCCTTCCAGCCAAATTTATATGGAAATTTATAATTAAAATGCGCCGCTTTAAAAAACTCAATATTCTCGTCGTGCTTAATAAATTCACAATCTAAAAATACAACTAAATCTGGATCAAGCCATTCCAAAAACATTGGTAAGCGAGTCACATATAATAGTGCACCAGTAGATAGTCCTTCATATACATAATGTCCCCACCCTTCATAATAGCTAGGACATATATGAAATATGTTTTTATTATAATGATTAGTAACGACCTCTTCCGGTAAAAACTCATCAATATAATTAATATTAGAAGATTTATAAATACCCTTATGTTTGCGATTACTCTCTAATACAGTTAAACTATATTGGTTACAGTTATGCATAAAGGAATCTAATACCAGCTCTGTTCCTTTTTGTATGCTCTTACCTGCTACATGTAAAAATGTATTTTGTTTTTTAATGTTAGGATCATATTTATCTTTTGAGATAAAACCGCAATTAACTATATTTGAATTATATGGTTTAAGAAGTTCAGTACCGAGTGTTGATTTGGTAATAATTTTATCAAATTTATGTAGATCAAAAATTTTTCGAGATCCGGTCCACTCTTCATTAGCTATAAGAATATTTTTCTTATTTTGATGTAGCAGACATGGATTAAAGTCTTGTAAATGTATACCAACATCGTACTCTTTTAAAGGAGAAAAATCTTCACCATAAGACGAAGTTATAGATTGATTTAAATATACTATATCAAGGTCATAGTCTTCATATAGTAAGTCTTGAATTAAGGAGAGATCTGCAATTAACCCAACACCGTTGTTAATTGTATATAAACACGCAGTCCTTTTCACGGAATGTTTATCTTAATAGATTTTCTTTATAACCTAACATTTGCCATTGCTGAGTATCTACTTCCCAAAATACAACAATACCAATTGGCAATTCAGCAGTATCAACAAATTCATCATCGACAATACCTTTTTTAAATTTAGAATTTTCTACAAGAAACACCTTTTCCTTAAAATATACAGCGCGAGTTTTACGTTTATATTTTGTTTCATAAGCCTCTTTATCTGCTAATTTAGTCCAGTCCCATGTCAATGGATTCCAAAATATTGTTAAAGAGGGTTTTACTTTTGCTTGTATAGTTTTTGTACCAAGAAAAGTAATTTCTTGTATATCCTTCTGGCTCGTTTTATATTCAACTCCATTAAAATAAATATCTAAACCTTTTTGTGGTATATCATCCATTTCTATGTAATTAATTATACATGTCGAACGATCTTGCAACTAGATTTTGTGATCATCCCTGGACCTTTCTAGAAATACAGGAAAAAGGGTTATATAACTGTTGTCCACGGTGGGTTAATCTTAATCGAATAGGGGAACTAACACCAGATTTAGATTTTTATGAAGAATGGAATAGTAAACGGAGTAAAGCATTCCGGAAAAGTATTTTAGATGGGTCTTTTAGTATGTGTAATAGCGAGGAGTGTCCTAAAATACAAAACAAAACCTTACCCACACGTAAAGATATAATGGCCGGGAAGTATGGTGATAAATTAAAATTTATTCTTGAATTTGGTTTAGAAGTTTCAGAGCCTCCAGAAACTATCAACTTATGCTATGATAAATCTTGTAATATGAAATGTCCTAGTTGTAGAAAGCAGTTAATACAATACGGTGAGAAAAATTATCCTGATCGATATAAAAGAACATTAATGATTAATAAGCGACTATTACGAATGATTCATAGTAAACCACATCCCGTTCATTTGAACATAACTGGATCAGGAGATCCGTTTGGTTCGCCTTCATTCTTTAATTTATTAAAAAAACTCGACCCTAAAAGAAATCCTAAAATTACAATCACTCTACAAACAAACGGAGTATTATGGGATGAAAATAGATGGAATCAATTAAAAAATATACATAAACTTAACGTAAGTGCTATTATTAGTCTTGATGCTGGAATAAAAGAACATTATGATAGTGTACGAGTTGGCGGAAATTGGGATAAATTAATGAAAAATCTTCACTTTATACG